TGGGGCATAATATAGTGATATATTATGAAAATTGGGTGAATTGCTGGAAAATCCTAACAAGGACAATCAGCAGCCAAGCTTTCGTCTAAATGGCGATTGAAGGTTCAACGACTAGGTATTGAAACTTCGTAAGAAGAATATAATATACCCACGAGCGCCCAACTTCTTGAATTTAGAGCCGAAGTGTTGTATAATTAAAGTATAATAAATAAATTAATTATATGAGAAAAGGTTCTAAAATGACAACTAAACAAAGAGAAAGAATTAGTAAAGGACATCTTGGACAAATTCCTTGGAATAAGGAATTAAAGATGCCTAAAGAATTTTGTGAAAAAATAAAGAAAGCAAATGCTGATGGTAGATGTGGAATGAAAGGAAAAAAGCATACAGAAGAAACGAAAGAAAAACAGAGAAAAAGCAATAAAACAAAATTACTTTGGGAAAATCCTAAATATAGAAAAATGATGAGTGATAATCATATTGGAAAAATGATGGGTAAAGACAATCCAGCTTATATTGATGGGAGAAAACCATTAGTTATGAGAATAAGAAATAGCTGGAAAATGAAAATATGGATAAAAGATATATTTGTAAGAGATGATTATACTTGTCAAGATTGTGATATAAGGGGTGGAAGATTAGAAGCCCATCATAAATATCCTTTTTCTAAAATTATAACCGATTTTAAAATAAAAACATTAAAGCAAGCGTTTGATTGCAAGATGTTATGGGATTTAAAAAACGGTGAAACTCTTTGTAAAAATTGTCATAAAAAAATAAATACAAGAAGGTGATATAGTCTGACCTCTAGCTATATATAAAACTAGAGAAGTAGAAATTAAAAAAACTACGATAACAATTGGACGAATTCCGTGCCGAAGTTATTAGAGATATAGTTGAAAAGTTTTCAATGAGATCACTTGTTCGTGTTATTACGATGACAAGAGATGTGATGAAAATCCCTACTTTGACTTCTGGTCCGAAAGTTACTTGGACTGAGGAAAACGCTACCAAATCAACAACCACTGCTACATTTGACGAAGCCACTCTTACTGTTAAGAAGATGGCTGCAATCCTATACAGTTCTGACGAACTTGTAGAAGATAGCACTGAGATTGATGTGATTGATTTGATTGTTACTTTATTTTCTGAAGCGCTACAACGTGAAGAGGATAAGGTAATTACAACTGGTAATGGAACTACTCAGCCAACAGGATTAACCACAGCTTTAGCTGCTACTACAATCAGTAGTGTCACTTGCGCTGGCAATCTATCTTTTGATAATATGATCAACCTTGAGTATTCACTTCCGCAGAAGTATCAAACTGCTGCTAAGTTCTTAGTCCACAGGAATAACATCCGTGAATTAAGAAAGCTTAAGGACGATAATGGTCGTTATTATTGGATGGAGCCAGTTGCTGTCGGTCAACCTGCTACTTTCCATGGATATCCAGTTATTGAAAACAACAACCTACCAGAAGCCACCATTTTCTTTGGTGATTATAAGATGGGTTATTGGTTGGGAGATCGTAAAAAAATGTCAGTTAAGATTACACAGGAAACTGAAACTGCGTTTGTTCGCGACCAAACTGCTATTAGAGTTGTGCAAAGGATAGCAGGTAATGTCGTATTAGGGGAAGCTATGAAAGCATTGATTAGTATCCCGTAGTAAGCGTAGTATAAATTGGGTGAATTGCTGGAAAATCCTAACAAGGACAATCAGCAGGCAAGCTTGGACAGTAATGTCCTTGAAGCTTCAGAGCATAGTGGACGATACCTTAATGGTAAGTAATTCCACCACGAGCGCCCAAAGTTCATTTACAATTTAATGCTTTCACAAAAGACCAAACTGTGTTATAATTAAGGTATGAAAAGAATAGTCATACAAAAAAATAAAGTAAAAGGCACAAGAGGTTATAAATACACTCTTATATGTAATCAATGTAAGAAAACTTTTCAATTGGGTGGAAATAATTTTAATAAGGGTAGAGGATTTTTCTGTTCAAGGCAATGTAGAGGAAATAATAATGAATGGAAGAAAAAAATAAGTAATTCTTTAAAACAAGGATTTAAAAATGGAAGAATACATCCAAAAGGGATGTTAGGAAAAACTGCTTGGAATAAAGATAAAGAGAATCCTCTCTGGAAAGGTAAAAATAATCCTAATTGGAATAATGGTTCAAGTTTTGAAGAATATGGCGATAAGTTTACGAAAAGATTAAAAGAAAAAATTCGTAACAGAGATAATAATACTTGCCAGATATGTAATGGAAAATCTAAAATTAAATTAGATGTTCATCATATTGATTACAATAAGAAAAATAATAATCCAAATAATTTAATTTCATTATGTCATAGGTGTCATATGAAAACTAATCCAAAAAAGAATAGAGATTATTATAAAAAAGCATTAAATTTAAAAATAACTATGATATATGCCGAACACCAGCTATATAAAAAACTGGTGAAAAATGAGATAAAAAACTCATTTAGTTAAAAACAAATTTGTTACTAAAGATCAAACTGCCATTCGTGTTGTTCAAAGAATTGCTGGTAATGTCGTTCTTGGAGAAGCAATCAAGGCACTTATTACAATTCCATAGAATTGTGAGTTTATATTGTGGGTGATTCCTTCACCCGCAGTGCTAAACCCAAAATTATGAAAATTAGATTATTAAAGCCATATAGTGGCAATGACAAAGGTCAAGTTATTAATGTCAGTAGTTCTATTGGCAATCGTTTAATTGCTGAAGATGTTGCAATTAGAGCGCAGATTAGGGACTTTATTGTTCCTCACGTTTTTAATAATAAAATAGTTAAAAAGTGATATGTCATATATAACAAAAGGAGATGCACTTAATTTCCTACAAACAGAAACTAATGCTTATATTGATGCTGGTTTTGCTACTTGGCTTAGTGCTATTGAAACTTTTATTGAAAAGTTTACTGGCAAAGAGTTTGAGCAAGTTGTAGCTGACACTAGATATTTTGATGGTAATGGAAAAAGAGTATTACTAATGGAAGATGATTTGATTTCGGTTACTTCATTAAAAGTTCTTAACCTTGATGGCACTACACTTACTTCATTAACAGAGGGTGATTCTAGCGATTACAGGCTCTATCCATATAATACTACACCAAAGTACGAAATAAGATTAACAAGCTCAGCATCGGTTGGAGCATTTTATTCAGGAAGTAAAAGAATAGAAATTATAGGAACATTTGGTAATTCTGCTTCTGTACCAGCTGATATTAAAATGGCTGCAATAATTATGGTTGGTGCTATTATTAAAGCAGGAAAAGGTAAAAGTGATGGAGATATTAAAAGTGTAGAATTAGGAGATTATAGTGTTTCTTATCAAGCTATTAGTGGTGATATAAAAAGTATAGCTCAAGAAAGTGGAGCAATGGCGATTTTAAGTAATTATAGAGAATGGGAGATATAATATGCCGGAATTATTTGAAAACCTAAAAGATCAACAAGTATTTATAGCCCGCAAGGAACAGGTTGCTGGAACTGACAAATTCTTAGCGACTACAGTTACGAGTGCTTTTATGCATATTCAACCAACTTCTGAAAGTGATTTAGCATTGTTTGAGGGAATTACAGGTAAGAGTTATGTTTTATATGCTGATGGAACTGTTGATGTTGAAGAGGGAGATAAGTTAAGAAATGGAACTACTTATTATAAGGTGGTAGCAAAGGGGGTAACACGTAGATCGTTTGGAAGTTTCGATCATCTTAAAATAGTAGTTGAACAAATAGATTAATATGGCTGAAGTAAAAGTAAAAATTATAGGTTTAAAATCTTTACAAAGGCAACTATCAAAATCACCACAGATAGTTGGTAAAAGATTAAATGAAGCAATAAATAGAGCAACAATAATATTAACTAATTATTTAAAGACAGGTGGTATTGTTCCAGTTAGAACTGGTCAATTAAAAAGATCAATCAGGCCTATAATAACACATTTAAAATCAACGATTGCACCACATACTAATTATGCGATATTTGTTCATGAAGGCACTAGATTCCAAAAATCACAACCATTTTTAAAAACAGCGATTGAAGGCAAACAAAGAGATGTGCAAAGGCAGTTTGATAATGCTGCAAGAGATATAACAAATGACTTAGCGAAATAATATGTTCGGTGAAATTTTAGAGAAGCTACAACAAATACTTGAGAATAACACTTTGACAAGTGATGTTTATAGTTATGAAAATATACAAACAGATTCAGATCCGTTTGCAGTTATAATTCCATCAGGAAACGAAAGTGAATACAATACCACACAGGAAAATGTTAGGGTATATGCTTTTACGATAATGTTGTTTGTTAGTAGAACAATTAGAAGTGAAAAAGATGCAGATAGAGTTTTAATCAATTTAGTGGATTCAGTTATAGATGATTACGATAAAGATTACTTACTTACAGGGGTAGGACAACCAGAGAAAAAAGGATATACATTTTTACAGACATTTGCAGTTCCTAGCAGTTGGGGATATGCATTTCCTGAAGATTCATATAGGGTAGCCACAATAAACTTACAATGTCTAGTTTCTGTGGATTTAAATAACATCTCATAAATAATAAATAAAAAAAAATATGGCTGATGTAAAATGGATTGGCAGGCGTCAATCAATAGGAATTGGTAGAGAAACAACTAGAGGTACAAAAGCAACAACTGCTTTCTGGTTGAATGTTTTATCATTTTCTTTTAGCGATATTCCAGAAAGAGCTTTGTCAGAAGCTAGTTTTGGAAATATCTATGGTGGTGATCAAGCGCCACTTACTACTATTCACGGTGAGGGT